GTTAATCTTACGAGTTGGATTGTAATTGAGTCCAGTGATTTCAAACCCAATTCTTGGTAGTGTAATTGCTATGCTTGCAGGATCGATAGTAGGAACTGAGGCAATACGAGCAAGGAATTTTTGTTTAGTCGAGTATGCCAGCGGAACACGCAGACTTTGTGCGTATTCTCCTGCAGAGTTTTTGCGTTGAACAACTATGTTGTTGAAGATAGTACCAAAGGCAATAATCGCTTTACGAATATGCGAGTGATAGAAAAATTTACCTGTGAACATTAGTTCCTCACCAATACTTCGCCGAATGGATTGATAGACGTAAAGTCTAGAATTCCATCATACGCAAGATTATCAAAGTCTTCATTGTTTGCCAGAGGATCAATTTCGGTTACCGAATATCCCGCCAAGATTAGAGAATCACCAGAGTTTAGCAATAGATCATCGCCACCCTCAAGTAAGAACTGGTATGCATATTGATCTTCCGACTTATCATCGATAGCATCGATTTCTGCATTCCCAGTAATAAATCTCTCAGAACTGTATTCAAAGACTTCACACTTCAGTTTGAATATGTTAATCTTGCCCAGTTGGTAAAACGGATTAAGAAAGTCAACATATTTAATTTCAAAGAACGTCTTAGTTTTTGGAAAATAAAGTATGTCGCCTTCTGATGGTCTTGTTTCCAGTTGCAGATCGTCAGCGTTATTCGCGACAGATTCTTCCCAACGTCTCTTAGAAACCACGAAGGTTGCCGATGCTCTAAACTCAAATCCGAACTTAGTAAACAGATCACCCTCACCTTCAAATCCTTCTACATTCTCTAGATACATTTCCAGAGGATAGAATTGACTGAAGTATGATAGCGGATCTTCGCCGAAAATTGGATCTCGGTTAGCAATAGTTCTTGGAAGATAGTAAACGTCATGTCCATAAATCTTAAGACTTTCAATGACAAGATCCTCCACCAAACGCTGTTCGTTTGTGGTTCCCGATGTATTGCCAGATTGAAAGTAAAAATTCGTTGGCATCTCTTATCCCGTATAGAAATCGACAGGAAGTTCTGACTTGAGTTGCATTTCGTTTTCGATTTGTTTAATCTCGTCGACTGCTTCGTCATAAACTTGTTGACCGTTCAGAAGAACACCACCTGGAAGTTGAATTCCTCCAAACTTCTTCATGTTCTCACCCCATTGACGTTTGATCAATGCAGTGGTATACATCTTTAGGAACATGTCATTATAGACTTTAGTGTATTCTGCTGGATCTAGAATGCGATAACACTCAACGATAATGTAATCACCGACTTGGAATGTCTCTTTCCAGTTTACGTCGATATAAAGTTTATCTGTTTTTCTGTTGAACCTAATAGAACGTTGTCCAGGAAATATCTGGTCATACATTTGCAGAGTTGTTTTAACTTGTGCATAGTAGATAAGGTCTGCTGCCAGAAGATTATACATGTCATTAAGTCTAAACTGGTAGACCAAGTTGAACATGTTATTTGGATTTTCCATGCCATCGCTAGGAGCATTGAAATTGAACAACTTGATGATGCCAATTACTGCGTCTGGAATGGGAATATACTGGTTATCTAAATCACCAGCAGTATAAAAAAGAGAAGATGCAAGCGTACGAGTAAATCCTGAAGTCTCTCCAGTTACAGGTTCGCTTACTAGGAATACTCCCGTTGTCGCACCAACTGTGGCATTCGTACCATCTAATGAAATCAAATAACAAGACGCACCCGATGTTTCACCGACGAGTTTTTCGCCGAGAGTAAACGAGGGAGAACTTAGTCCGCTAAATTTGAGATTGTTACCTGTAATTTGGTGCTTCAGATAAGTTCTTTCGACACCATCGAAATGATATTCTTGAAAATACTGCAAGGCATCATCAACGCGATCAGAAACCTGATCTTCGTCTACGTTAATTTCGATTACTGGGAATCCGAGTCTACGGAGAGAGTAATCAATTAGTCCTTGTCTAGATGAAATTGCCATATCTTGTCCTCTTTGGGACTATTTATAATGAACCCATGTCGTAAACTGAAGGATCTACGCCAGCGATATCACCTAAGTCGATTGTTCCTGGAATGGTAAAAAATTCTGGATTGTATCCACCAACTTCGATAATACTTCCGTCGGTTTTTTTTGAGTATAGTGTTCCGTCTGCTAAATTTACTGCAAGTTCTCCGACTGCAATTTGACCTGCAGTGGGAACTGCACTAGCAGTCTCACTTCTTTTGAGTTGAATAACTGTTGACATTAGTTAAGCAAAGTCCCCGAAGAATCATAAATTGCAACACGAGCGATAGAATACCACTGTGTCGTCGATGATGCCATCAATTCAATTGAACCATTTGCTGCAACCTGAATTGCTGCGTTTTCTGCTAATGCGTCGATTGCGGCACCTGTTGCTGGATAGATTGAGAGAGTATTTGCTCCCTTGTTTACGATAACAATTCTACGTCCAGCAGTCGCGGTTGGGAGTTTAACTCCAGTAGATGCAGCAACTGTAGTAACTACGTTGTAATCAACTGTCAATGCAGTAGCAGCACCCTGATTGGCACCCGCAGCAGAAACAGCATTGTTATTATCTACAACTGCACCATTCAGTGCTGGTGTTGTTAATGTTTTATTTGTTAGAGTGTCTGTAGTATCTTTAAGAACAATTGTTCCAGTTGCATCAGGAAGAGAAATACTTCTATCTGCAGTTGGTTCTACTGTTGTTAGTGTAGTTTCATGTGCATCAGCAGTTCCGCCTTCAAACACAAAGGCATTTTGAATGCTAACTGTTGTTGAATCTACTGTTGTGGTTGTACCAGAAACTGTGAGATTTCCTGCAACAGTTAGGGCATTATTAATAGTAGTTGTACCAGTACTAGCACCGATAGAAAGAGTAGTTGCTGCCTTCGCAAAGTTTACTGTTGTAGCAGTCGTATTGATTAGATCAAACGAAGCACTTGGTGTAGTTAATGATGTTGTAATTGCAGGACTTGTGCCAAAAACAAGTGCACCTGAACCAGTCTCGTCGCTAATTACACCAAGAAGTTCGCTTGATGTAGTGGCGGCAAATGCACTTAGTTTATTTGCAGTATAAGCAACTGTACCACCAGTACCAAACGCAACAGAAGAAGCATCAGTACCAGTGAGCGTTAATGTATTACTTGCTGTTAATGTTTTGCCATCAGCAACAGTTAAGGTTGAACCAGTTGCAGGAGCGGTAAATGTTACTCTGTTAACTGTAGTAGCACTTGCCACACCAAGAGTTGGTGTTACAAACGTTGGACTTGTGGTAAACGCAACCGTACTACTACCACTTTCGTCAGTGAGAGCGGCTGCAAGGTTAGCACTAGAAGGTGTTGCCAAAAATGCGGCGACATTGGTTCCAAGACCAGAAACACCAGTAGAAATTGGGAGACCAGTAGCATTAGTCAGAACACCAGATGCTGGAGTCCCAAGTGCTGGAGTGGTTAGAGTTGGACTAGTAAGTGTTTTGTTTGTTAGAGTCTGAGTTGCTGCTAAAGATACAAGTTCGAATCCACCTGCAGTCGCACCATCATGAACAACTACTGTATCTTTTGTTGTATTGACGGTAACTTCACCCTCCGCACCTGTAAAGGTAGAGTGCTGAACGGTAGTCCCTCTTCTAAGTTGTAAAATCGTTGCCATGTTTTTCTCCTGAATTCATTCTATTTAGGTGTATGTTCCACCATTTATAATGGCACCATCATCTATGTTTGACAACGAGGTTTTCAAAACTTTATGCCCACCTGCAGTAGACCCATCGTGAACTCTCAATGACCAGTCAGTGGTGTCTACGGTAACTTCTGCCTGCGAACCAGTAAAGGTTGTGTGTTGATTAGAAGTACCTCTTCTCAGTTTGACTCTTGCTGCCATTATGCGATACTCCCGTAATCAACTGCATTATATGCTGCTACTTCATCGGTAATCAATCCATAGTCAAGATCGGTTATCTGATTGAGGCGAACAATTGCTGTTCCAGGAGTTGTCGCTGTATCAAC